GCCGCCATGTGAACCGTGAACTCACTCCTTGGGAGGAGGAGGAGATCAACAGGTCACTGGTGCAGCGTGGCATCAGTGGGCTGACGGGTGCAGCGAACATACTGGACATTCCGGGGTCCATGGTTCGTGACGTTCTTGCTCTTGAGAATCCCTTTGACCAGCTCTTGCCATGGAACTGGACTAGCCAGGAGGGGAGAACCTCTGGGCAGGAGCTGTTCGGGTTCGAGAGAGATGAGTCCGGGTGGACTCCGGGCCTGTCAGGGTTCGCGGCAGAGGTCCTGCTGGACCCGTTGACCTATCTTAGCTTTGGTGCCAGTGCAGCAACCAAGGCAGGCAGGGTGGCGCAGGCACTTGGCAAGTGGGATGACGTGTCAAAGATTGCCACCAGGAAGCTGGCAGCAGCAACCGGCAAAAATTTCGATGACGTCGCCCGTGTCGGAGTGCGTGAGGCACGCAGTTCTGTGACGCCGATGGATATGATTTCATATTCAGACGAGGCGTGGGAGGCGGGTGACGACCTCACGAAGATTGCCGCTCTTGGCAATCAGCGCAGGCAATGGGCGGATGCAGCCACGGGGATGGGGCAAACACTAGCAGACATTGAAAATTCTCCGGTCGGTAGTTTTGCCAAGTGGAACCTTCCGGGCATGCCTGGGTTCCATATGAGTGCGCCTTCCATCCCGTTCACGGGGAAGAAGGCTGACGTGTTTCTGGACTCTCTGGGAAACAAGCTGAAATACGGCAATACAGTTGGCCGGACCTTGAACAAGCTGTTCCGTCCGGGAGTAATGGACACAACGACGGAAGCCTTCCAGAGAGACCTGGCTCCTGAACTCTACAAAAAGAAAGTGCAGGCTGAGGCACTCGGCAGGGAAGCCGGGAGCGAAATGGAGACTGTCCTTGCCAGAAACCTGGAGGACCTGGAGAAAGTCCACGACTTTGAGCGTCCTCTCCACGAGATCAGGGCGGGGTTAGAGGATGGCATACCCATAGAAGGCGACTGGGTTAGGGGTGCTGATCTTCCAGCCAACGCCAAGGTTTTGAAGATTGAGGACACGGGTCAGGCGTGGGTGAGATACACAGATCCAGACACCGGGTCGCTGGTGACCAAGGGGTTTGACAAGGATGCGCTGAAGTCACTCAAGCGCGACACGGACAGGGCGTTGATGTCGCACCCGGATGTCGTGACTGCCACCTATCGACTGATGGAACTGCCGGAGGAGGAGCTGCTCAGTCGCGGTATCGGCAATGAAACGATGGAGATGGTGAACAGCGTCCGGCAATATCTCGGCGCAATGAAGGGAGAGGCTGACGAGTGGGGCGCAAACTTCATGGAGCTTTATGGGGCGGAGTACGCTCGGCACGCAGCCCGGAGAAAAGAGGCTGAGGAGGCGATGGAGGCGGCGTTAGACATGCCGGGTGAGATCCGTCCTCCGGGCACAAGAGAAGGGTTGCTGCCATGGGACAGCATTGAGGCGATGGAAAAGGCCGAGGCCATCAGGAGGGCGCAGAGGACTCTTGATGAAATCCCGGAGGAGTTCATTTCTCCCGAGATGTATTTCCCTCGGCTGGTGGCACGGGAGGGCGCGGAGAGAGCCGGGTCCCGTGGTCCGCTGTACGCAGTTGATCCTCACCTACAGGGTCGTACTCCTTTCACCAGGGGATTTTCGGAGTCAGGAACCGGCGCGATCAGGGAGATGACGCAAGATCCTGATTTGTCGCGTCTTCTTGAAGCAGGAGATATCGACGGCGCGGCTGCTCATATCGGAAACCGCTGGGGCCACATGGCCGACGATATGTTCGAGGACACCAAGGTGGTCTCGTATGCCACGGACCCCACCACCGGGGCGAGAATTGTTGACGTGGCAGCAGGCGAAACACAGGCCAACAGGTGGGAGGCCCTGGCTCAGTGGATGAGGACGATGGGTACGGACGACCCCAATCTCTTGCAGGCTGGGGTTTACGTCGACCCTGTAAGTGCATTGCAACGACGTGTCTCAACGTTCACCGACTACATTGAAAGCACCAAGGCTGCTGTCAGAACGCTGGCATCCAAGGCCACCCCGGTTGCCAGCGAGGGAAGCAAGACGGTATCCCAGCTAGTGCGTGAGCTGAAGCTGAAGTCGTCCAAGTTCGTCAAGGAGACCGGGGAAGGGGCGGAGGTTTACCAGAAGATTGCCAAGCTGATGGGCAGGCACGTCGATGATCCGGATGAGATGGTCGATGTCATCCGGGAAATCTCCAAGATGCACATACCGGCGGACATGGCGGCGGATCTGACCAGGTTTCACCAGTCGTTCCGAAGTCCCGAGGTTGTGTCGGACATTGCCAAGGCGGTGGACACGGCAACCAACATGATAAAGGGAATGCTGACAGCACCATGGTTGGCATTTCACACTCGCAACCTTATCTCTGGTCAGATCCGGAACTATGTGTCCGGGGACATTGACCTTGTCCGTTTGCCCGGAGCGTTACGTCAGGCCAGGCGCGTGGCGAAGGGCGAGACTATGAATGGGGCTTCGGACCTGCCATTCATAAAGAGGATGCACGCCGACAGGGCGAGAAGGCGTGTGGACACCAGGGCTTTGGACGACGCTGTTGCGACGGATTACCTGCGGGAGTTGTACTTTGTGCATTCGCCGCAGCGTCAGATGGGCGAGGCGTTCGAGCGTGCAGGTGCAGTGTCTGCTGTTGACGACGTGACCGGAGAGGCGTTGACGGAAGCTGTTGGCGGCAGATATGTCGGAGGTCTTGGCGGCTCAGACAAACCGGCGACGATTCCCGAAATGATTGCGACGTGGTTTGGTATGGGCAAAAGGGTTCCGGAAGCCTCCGGCCCCCTGAATGTTCGGTCCATGCTAACAGAGCAGCGTGGTGTCAGTGGCCGGCCAGTGTCAGGGTATGGTCCATCAGCGGCAGGCGAAATGCTTGGACAGTATGTCGAGGACCTCAACCGCCTGACTCCATTCATTGAGCAGTTGAGGCGTGGAGTGGATCCAGCCGAGGCGATGAAGCGTATCAACGCATCGCAGGTGGACTACTCAGCCAAGGCGTTCACGAGTTTCGAGAGGAAAGTTGCCCAGAGAATGTTCCCGTTCTGGAAGTTCTCCAGCAGACAGATTCCTTTCGTCATCAGGGAGCTGGCTGAACGTCCTGGCGGAAGACTGTCCAAGATTATGCGTGGCACCCGGCACATGAAGGGGGACCAGACGCGACCCTTGCCAGAGTACCTGCAACAGTCCATGGCTGTTGAACTGCCAGAGTTTATGCAGGGTCCTGAAGGAGACCCGAGGTACCTGACTACGCTGGACCTGATGTCCATGGACCCGTTCACCTTCATGCCCACCAAGGGCAGCGAGATGCTGAGTACGCCGTTGATGGAGGGGTTGTCTCGTCTCAATCCTATGGCCAAGTTCCTTGGTGAGACGGCGACAGGGCAGACGTTCTTCCAGAAGGGTCCGATGGGTGGTCGACCGCTGGAGGATCTTGATCCTGTGATAGGCAGGACCATGGCCAATGTCAGCGACTTGCTGACTGGTCAGAGGACCAGAGACGTGGACCCGTTCATCAGCCAGACGTTCGAGCACGCCATGCTGAACAGTCCATTCTCCAGGTTCCTGACATCTGGCAGGACACTGACGGATCCACGGAAGGGTCTGCTCGGAACCGCTGCAAACCTGGGCACAGGGTTCCGGGTGAGCGACCTGCCCCCTCGAACACAGGAAGCCTTGCTGCGTGAGGCTGCTGAATCAGCTATCATGGAGATTCCTGGCGGCAAAACATTCCGGAATGTCTACCTGCCGAAGGAGCTGATTGCTACAATGAGTCCTGAGCAGAGGGAGCAGGCAGAACTTCTGATGAGCCTGAAGTCTATGCTTGCCAAGAGAGCGAGAGAGCGGGCCGAGGAAGCTCGACGAGCACAACTCTACTAAGTCTAAGAGGTGGTGACATGGCCAAGAAGAAAAAGAGCGGCGGGTACTCAGAGTCCAGTGCGTCCAAGCCTAAGTTTGGTAAAGCCGTGAAAAACGTTCAGGGCAGCTCCGCCATGGGCAAGAAGAAGAACAGCAAGAAGAAGTCCAAGGGTTACTAGCACACGCTGTGCTACGAGCCATGCCATCGTGTGAGTTGTGTGCCCCACGATGGACACAACCCCGGTTTAGCCAGCCGGGGTTGTGTCGTTTCTAGGTTTGACTTTTCAACGTTGGGATTATACAACTTGTCTAATGCCTAGGGAACGTACTGAAAGTCAGAAGCGGTTTGGTAAGAAGCTACGTTCGTACAGAATGCGTAGTGGGCTTACTGTTGTAGAGGCTGCTGAACTGGCCAGCCTCCACGGTGACTCATGGTATAAGTACGAGCGGGGAGAGCGTTGGCCCAGCATCCCGGCGTTGCAGCGAATTGCGACGGCGATTTCGACCAGGCCCGCCGACCTTCTAGATTGAATTTTTTTTTTCAATTTGGAAATTTTATAGACCCACGGTCTTGACGTGCGGCGGGGCGGCGTCTAAAACTGGTGGACGGCATGGAAATTCTGCGGCGTTGAATCGCCGCGCCACTTGTTTTGGAGGCACACTGTTATGGCATGGACAGAGGCACGGAGAAAAGCACACTCTCGTAAGCTGAGAGCCGCATTCAAGAAGAAGCGTGAGAAGAAGAAGCAGAGTGGTGTGGTAAATCTGAACACCGCACTGGGGAAGCTACAGAAAACAGCGACGTATGTGCGTGAGATGGGTGGTGTTGCGGCAGCACAGGCTGCGATAGAGACCTACGAACGCATCGGTGGTGACATGCGTACCGCCCACGCACTGATGCGTCGGGTGGCCAAGTTTTCAAACAGCACTGCTATCACGGAGGATGACAATGCTGGTTCTAACGGTGCGTGACGAAGGCAGGGTTCTGCTGACTGACAAGGATGGTCGAGTTTCTACTGTGACCTTGATCCGTGCATGGGATGGCAAGGCCAAGCTGGGCATTGATGCCCCGCGTGACGTTGAGATCCTGCGAGGAGAGGTCGCTGCCAAACTGCAACATGATGAGCAACGAGTGGGGTAGCGATGACTGAAGTGGTTGATGTCTATGGGGCACTGAGGGATCCGTTCCCTGAGAGTGACATTGGGTGGCGTATCGGCAGAAGTGGTGCCAAGGATGGTGAGCCATGGGCAATGTGCCTGGCGTACATCACCAACCGTGCCATTCAGACCAGACTGGATACCATCGTGGGGCCAGAGAACTGGTACAACCGCTTTCGTCGGGGGCCACAGGGCGGTGTGCTCTGTGGCCTCTCTCTCCGAGTGGGGGATGAGTGGGTAACCAAGTGGGACGGTGCGGAGAACACTGAGTTTGAGTCAGTGAAGGGTGGACTGTCGGACGCAATGAAGCGTGCGGCTGTCTTGTGGGGTATCGGAAGGTATCTCTACAACCTTGAGGCTAACTTTGCTGAGTGCCGCACTGGTCATAAGCCTGGGGATGGATGGTTCCGGGCAAAGGCTAAGAACTCTGGGGCACAGACCGGAGACGTATGGTTCTGGTGGAAGCCTCCGAAGCTACCGTCCTGGGCTGTACCTGAAGGAGAGCAGGAACAGAAACAGGATGAGGGCGAGGGTGAAGTCGGTGAGTTCCTGACTGCCGTGCAGGAGTACGACAACGAAGGCTCCGCCACCCCGGAGGAGTGGGTCAAGCAGCTTGAGATCATACTCCAGCATGACATCGGATGCACAGACTCACAGTCTGCCAACGAGGTGGTCTTCTGGGCAAGCAACGGAACAGTGTCCACGGTTGACGATGCACGTCGTGACTGTGCCGAGGTCGTAGTGGTAGAGCTGATACGTCGACACAGCAACGGAATACACTATGACAACATGCTGGATGAAGCGAAGCAGTACATTGCGGGCTAGGAGACTCCGTTTATGGCTAGGGATGTTCACTACGGTTCATACGCAACATCAGCGTTCCTTTGCCCGATCTACAGCAAAGAGCAGGAAGACCATAGTGATAGTATGTTCATGGTTGAACAGATCGACAGGGAAACTGGAGAGGTGCGACGGTACTCAACAGGAGAGCCAGTGTTGAAACGAAAGCACACGTCTCCTGTCCCTAGAAAAATATCAGATATCGCAAGAGTGACGTGCCTGCTCTGCCTGAATCGTATTTGTAGCGTGGCGCACGAACAGAGAAAGAAGGTCAGCCTGTGTCCGAAGAACGAATAGAGCCTGAAGATCAGGAAGAAGACGAGGTTGATACGAACAACCCCAAGTACAAGGGTCCTGACCAGACTCCGAACCCACGAGTGCCATACTGGAACAGCGGCAGTTACGGACGGTACGACCACTACGGGTATCCAACCGATGGACCGGGGGCTAACCAGACATGACGAAACTGTACGAGCTGGCAGAGGCTTTCGAGGATGTCCTTGATAAGCTGAACAACCTGGAGGATGGCGACGATCCACAGGAGATTGCCACCCACCTTGAGACGATACAGGCTGACATCAAGGTGAAGATTGAAGGCTGCCTGAAGATACATGCTGAGTACACGGCAGACAGCAGGCGTTGCAAGGAGGAGGCTGACAGGCTGAGGAGTCTGGCCGGCTCGTCCAAACGCAAGGCAGACTGGCTGAAGAACTACGTCTACGACACCATGACTCGCCTTGGCATTGAACACACGATGGCTGGCGTCTTTGATGTCAGGGTTGCCAAGGGGCCTCCAAGCGTGGAGATCATTACACCCAAGGACATACCGAAAGAGTATTACAACACACCTGATCCCGTGCTGGACAAGCGTAAGGTTCTTGATGCCGAGAAAGAGGGCATCGAGGTTCCAGGCGTGGAGGTCAGGCGGAACACTCATCTGAGGATTCGATGATGGAAGACACCGCAGTATCAACAGGCAGGCAGGCAGAACTAAAGTCACTGGTGGATGAGTACGTCAAGGTCTCAGACGCTGTGATGAATGGGTTCATACGGTGTGGAGAGATCCTTACCGAGATCAGCACCAAGAAGCTGTACGAGGCTGCTTCCTGCAAGACCATGGGGGCGTTTCTCAAGCAGCAGTGGGGCATGGAGAGGAGGCGGGCCAACCAGTTGATGGCGGCAGCAGATGCTTACTCCAAGCTGAGTAAGGCTCCCGGCCTACCCATGCCACAGAACGAGTGGCAGATGAGGGAACTGCTGAAGGTTCCAGCCAACAAGAGGGACACCGTGTGGGCAGAGGTTGTCAACAACGCTCCTGATGCTCCCGGTGGTACTAAGAAGCTGACCCAGTCTGCTGTGTCCAAGGCTGTAAAGAGTCATCTCAAGGCTCCGGCCAAGAAGAAGAAGCCTGTGAAGGGCGCGGTGGATGAGCTTGGTCGTCCCGTGCCAGACCACCTGGTTGAGACTCAGGCTTCTGTGGCAAGCCTGAGAAGGGTTGTGTTCAACATTGGTAGCCTCATGTCTGAGGTGAGAGACTTGGCAGGCAAGCCGGGTGGTGAGTGCGTAGACCTGTCGGAGTTCGAGCGGGCTATGAAGCAGGCCAAGGAAGAAATCACACACGGCATGTATCACACCGAGTGCCCGAAGGCTGTCGGCAAAGACTCTTGTGTTCCAGCATGCGGATTGTGTAACGGATGTGGCTGGATTGTTAGAGGGACCTACAATCGACTGAGTGACGAGGACAGGGAGTGTCTCAACTAGGACTGTTTGATCCTGCTGGTCATGAGGAGCCGTCCGTATCTGGAGCCTTCCGGTTACGCCCGTACCAGCTTGATGCTGTGGATGCTATCTTTGACGAGTGGACTCGCTCACCCAGTACCCTGCTAGTGATGGCGACGGGGTTGGGAAAAACGGTGATCTTTTCAGAGGTCGTCCGTAGGTGGGAGCAGGGGGCTGGGCGAGTCCTCATCTTGGCACACCGTAAGGAACTGGTGGACCAGGCTAGGGACAAGACAGGGTTGCACACAGGCGCAGTCCCCAGTGTGGAGATGGGGGACAGGAGAGCCAACCGCCATGGCCTGATGGTCAAGAGCAACGCCGTCATAGGATCGGTGCAGACGCTCACTCGCAAGGCTAGGCGGGAAAGGTTCGACCCGTCCGAGTTCGACTGCATCATTGTCGACGAGGCACACCATGCTCCAAGCAGGAGCTACCAGAACGTTATCGAATACTTCAAGCAGGGTTGTCCGACCAAAGTCCTCGGGGTAACAGCCACGCCTAACAGGCACGACAAGCGTGGGCTGAAGTCTACGTTTGAAACCGTTGCCTACCAGATGGACATACAGCGTGGGATCCAGGAGGGGTGGCTGGTAGACATCGAGCAGCGTTATGTTGTCATCGAGTCTCTAGACTTCACCAAGGTTCGCACCAAGGCTGGCGACTTCAACGAGAAGGATCTGGCTGCCGCTATGGGTATGGGTGCTGGCGAACTGCAACTGCTACAGAAGCAAGAGAAGATGCTTCATGCAATCGCTGACCCCACCGTGAAGGAGGCTAACGGCAGGCCAACACTGGTGTTTGCCGTCAACAAGAACCATGCACGGAGGCTTACCGACGTGCTGAACCGACACGACGGAGTGACGGCTCAGTGCATACTGTCCGAGACGCGCGAGGATGATCGCAAGCGAGCCGTGCGAGACTTCCAGCACGGCAGGTTGCAGATGCTCGTGGGAGTTGGGGTGTTCACTGAAGGGTTCGATGCACCGCGCTGCTCTGTCATTGCAATGGCCCGGCCAACGAAATCACTGGCACTTTATTGCCAGTGCATCGGCAGGGGGACGCGCACCCTGGCAGGGGTTGTGGATTCCATACCCCGTGCCGGCGACAGGGTAAGGGCGATTGCCGACAGCGACAAGCCGCACGTTACGGTCCTTGACTTCGTGGGAAACTCCGGCAGGCACAAGCTCATATCGTCAGCAAACGTACTCGGGTCTGGCTACAGCGACGAGGAGATCGCTGAGGCGGTCAAGACGGTGCGGAGAAGCAAGAAGCCTGCGAAGACAGCGGAGTCCCTAGAGGAGGCAAGGGAGCGTCTCAAGAAGATAGCTGACGCGAAGCTGGCAGAACGTGCCAGGCGAATGAGGATCAGGGCAACAGCCAAGTATTCTCAGGACTGGGTAGATCCGTTCGGTGACCAGTCCAAGGCGATCAGGCACATGGGCCAGTTGGTTGGAGGAGCAAGCGACAGGCAGGTGTCTTACATGATCGACTTGGGAGTGGATCGTATTCTTGCCATGCAGTGCAGCAAGGCACAGGCTGGTGCGATCATCAGCAAGATCAAGAACCAGACTGGGTCGGACTACGTCATGAGGTTCGGAAAGTACCGGGGCATAAAGATCAAGGATCTCCCGGCGTCATACCTCGAATGGGCGAAGAATGCGGTGGACAACGAGGAGTTCCAGCACCACCTTGGTCTACACCAGGGTACACCCGATTAGCAAACCGTGGTATAATGGGTGTCCCGACGACAGGATTCCGAGGGGAGGATGCGTGGACAGTGTTCAGTTAGTTCTGCCGTTGCCGCCGGGGGAATGTTCTCCGAACGCAAGAGTACACTACATGGCGAAGGCTAACGCCGTGCGTGGGTATCGAGGTCTGTCCGGAGAGATGGGACGGATGCAGGCCCCACCGGAACCTTGGCTGGCTGCCATGGTACGCATAGAGTTCTTCCACAAGGACAAGCGTCGTCGCGATCCCGACAATGGGTTGTGAAGCCTCAAGTCAGCCATCGACGGTCTTGTCGATGCCGGAATACTCAGCGACGACAACAAGATTACCTACCTGCCTGTTGAGTTCAACGTCAGCAAGACCGATCCGAGGGTTGTGATAACCGTGGAGAAAGTCTCATGCTCAACAGATTCAAAAGACTCTGGCCAGTCTTCCTCGTCATCATCGGATCAGGACTAGATTCATATTACTGCGTCCGTGACATGGAGATGCTGCGTGACGTGGAACTCAATCCGATGTGCGTTGCCATCATTGACGTGGCTGGCGTACACGGACTGGTAGGGGCCAAGGCTGTTGGACTCGGCATCGCGTTGACCACGATGTTTGAGATCGAACGCCTTCACGTCAAGGGGTGGCGTACCGTTTGGGTGGCCCTGGGCCTAGCCCAGCTTGGGGTATGCTTGAGTTATTTCAGATAAATTCCCGGAGGACTTGCGCGCGTGCGAGGAATTTCGACGCCCAAACCCGCAGTGCCCTGGAGAGTTTGGACGACCTAAGCCTCCAGGGGCCTGGAGAGTTAGGGCAGTTGGTCGTGCCGCGTCTTTTATAAAAAAAATCGGCGGGCCTTCCGTGGCCCACCTAACCCAGCCAGCGATCCGTCTCTAGGGCGGGCTGGTTTTATTGTAGCAAGGAGGCGTTATGCCACGCGACACAGAGCATCCAGTCTGGTCACTGATCCGTTTGGTCATCATGTTTGCCGGGGTTACCACCTTCCTCTACCTGAACGCATCAACGTTCGACGAGACTGAGGTTACCACCATAGTCGAACTGATGATTCTGGCCGCAGGGTTTGAGGCAATCAAGCGTAAGGTTGCGAACGGGGGAGACGACAGTTGACACACGGTCTGGGCCGGTACTAGACTGTGGGTCATGGTACGGGCACTGACAACTCTGGCTGTATTGGCTGCTATCCACACCGGCTCTGCTGCCGAAACCCCACGGTACCTGGCCGTGGTTACGACAGCGGACAGCAGTGTGCGTGTGGCTGGATGCTCTGGGACTATTGTCCGTCTGGGGGACAAGGCGGTCGGGCTTACCGTGGCTCACTGTGGTGCAGTGGTCGGTAAGTCGGTCACTGTCCATGACCAGCATGGCAAGAAGCACACGGCAAAGTGGGTCCGGGTTGACGAACATTTTGACATGGCAATGTTCGTGATGACAGGTTCGTCATCGCAAGTTACAAAATTGTCATCGCACCCAGGGGGAGTTGCGTCGTCCTTACCCCGTGCCGGCACGGCTGTAAGGGCATACGGATACCTTGGCAGCAGGACGCTCGAACCCAAGAAGTTCAAGTACCTAGGCCCGACCACGCCCAGTAACCTGAACGTTATCCGCGCACACTACGCCGTTACGGATGGCAAGTTTGGTAACGGGGATAGCGGTGGTGGTGTGTTCAACAAGGGTGGCGAACTGGTGGGAGTCATCTCCCATGGTAGTGACAAGGACACAGAAGCCTACGCATCCACACCAAGGCAACTGGCAGCGTTCGTGGAAGGTTACGCCCGACCAGACAGGCTGGGCAGCGATGACAAGATGGCTGAGGCCATCGAGAGGCTTGAGAAAACCATAGAGAAATTGCAAAACCGTATTGCCCAGATCGAAAGTGCGCAGCGCGAACGGGGTAAGGACGTCGTAACCCTGCCAGCTCTCTCAGATTTTTTTGAGCTGAACAAAGATAAGTTTGTTGGGCCGGTGGGTCCGGCTGGTCCGGCGGGAAAAGACGGCAAGGATGGAGCCGACGCCAACACGACTGACATCAATAGACGTCTGTCTGATCTTGAAGATTGGACGACTAACTTCAAGGCGCGAGTCCGCTTGCGTCTGGTTCCAAGGGAGATCGAGTAATGCCAGCAGAAGGAAATGTCAACCTGCAAGAGTTGCTGACAGCAGCAAGTGGCGAACGCTTGGCAAGGCAGTCGGACGCAAGCACCAACTTCATGGCAATCCTTGATCGGGTTATGCTGAAGCTGCACGCCGAGACTGACCCAGTGCAGGCCGCAGCTATTCGGCAGATCATGCACCGTGAAGCTCCGATCAACAACGCATAGTCTGACCGGACCCCTTTTACCTGGGAGAAGGTTTGAGCATGGCCGATGATTTGCGAGACGAGGCCGAGCGTCTTGTTGATCTTGACGACCGTGGCCGCTTGATCGAAGCGGTCACGGTATGCTTGCGTGTTGGTGAGCAAAGCAACAAGACGATGGACAGCCTCCATCAGTTGGATCTAGCCATGGTGGACTGGATAAGGGACGGCAATGGCAGCGGAACACAGCCACCAGTGCATGACGGAAGCGGCGGAGACGGCGGCAGCATCTCGTGAAGCTAGGTCGCTGCTCTCTAATCTTTGGG